CTTGGCTATTAGAAGACCGATTGAAAGCTTGAGCTAAATTATTAAGGTTATTCGTGACACCTCTAATCTAGTTAGAGACTTGCCTTGTACCCTGTATTTGGAGATTGATAATTTGATTTAACATAAGACTCTATCTCCTAGCTCGGCTTGCTTCCCGCTCTTTGTCTACTATTTCTTCATATAACTCTAAGTATAAAGCTCTCTGTCTTGTTGGTAAACTAAGTATATCATATCTAGTCCAATGCCACCACTCTGCAATAGCAACTACTGTACAAATTAACGAAATTTGCGTTTTCTCCGACCATTCATCCCAACGCTTGAGTGCTTTTGGGTCTTTCGTTGACCCAAATTGGAAAAACCCACTGTATTCACCTCAGCGTCAAACTCATGCCCACAGCTATCACAAGTCAAGTCAATCTTAGTCTCCACACCTACTGAGTTCTGAACGATCTCATCAGCTAAAGCACCTCGATCTCTAATACTTAGTCTGCGAACCTCCTCAGCACTAGGAATAGACTCTCTACCCTCTACACCTCTAAGGCCAATCGCAATCAAGTTAGTACCCATTTCGTTCTCTGGGAGTGACGCTAAACGCTCTTGTGTAGCACCTTTAGGGAAACCCCAACGAACTCGGTTATTATACTGTTGTGTCTCCTGGTTATAGAAACCTCTTGGTAGGTCAACAGTAATCTCTACTGGCTCATTCTCATCCCACTCATATACATCTAGCTCTTTAAGATCAATCATCTGATCAACCTCTGAACTACAAGATGGACAAGCCACATTCATTAGCAACTCGGAGTCTCCACTCAAAGTTCTAATACACATGATTAAGAAGTCTCTATCCGCTACATACATATTACGGACATACTTCTCATCAATTAAGCTCAAAGGGTCACGCTTCTGCTCAAATACTCCCTCAATAAATTGAATACAGCGTCTAAGAAGAAGTGAGATTGCCTTTGCGCCATTATTACGGACTTTGCGAGAAGATAGGTTTTCTTCGTCAATACCTGTCATTTCATCAATCACGACATTGCGGTATCGAACACCATCAATCTCAAGCCCAATAGGTAAAACTACTCTATCGTTATCAGTAATCATATTATTATCCTGTGTTGTAAAAGTTGTTGGAAACTATTTGTAGGGTATGTCTTTTAGGTAAGCTTTAATTAAGCTTTGTTAGTCTCTTGGATGCCATGATGTTGAAGCACTAAGGTGCTGATTACAACGTCATTTGATGTAGCATCAAAGTCACCAATGGTGTACTCGCTAGGCCAAGCATCTTTAAGAACATACTCTTTAACAGGTTGAGCCTGCTTGTTATAAAGAGTGATCTTAAGGTCTACTCGGTATGAGCCAGAGCCAGTATCAGTTCGGGTGCTACTTGCAGGGATGTCACCGCCAGAGCTAACAACATCACAAACATCTTTCATCCAACGATTGAAAGCATCGTCACTAGAGATACCACGCTCAAGAGTTACTGAATCATAGCTCATCATGCCCGCAAGCTTTTCCATGCGGTCAGGCATATTACCCTCACGATACTCTACAACCTCAACAGAGGATTGAATACCGCTAACCTTTTGGAATGAAGCACGACCAGCAAAGTAGTTTTCGCCTTGCCCAATAATCTCTACAGAGAACTTAAAACCTCTATAAACGTCTTTTTGTAAACTTGCCATTTTCTATCTCCTTAACCAGCTTGTACTTGGCTGAACTTGAAAACAATGAACTCGGCAGGGCGAAGCAGTGCTACACCGATCTCGCCAACCAAGATTCCTTGCTTAATGTTATCTGCGGTATTGTTAGTTGAATCAATCTTTACATAGAAAGCTTCATCAAGTGTATTACCAGCAAGTTCACCTGCTTCAAAACGCTTGGTTAAGAATGATTCAATCTGAGAGGTAAGGCTTGCCCAAAGAACAGGCCCATTATTACGGAATAGACTTGCTTCGCCAATACCCTTAACTCGCTTCTCAATGAAGTTCATCATTCTACGAACATTGATATAACGGAAATCTAAACCACTGCTTAGAGTACGAGCACCAAGTACATTTACTGATACACCATCACGACCACGATCTACGATACGCAAGCAGTTTACACCCATAGCGTTAAGTGCGCCATGTTGTGCTTCGCTTACCTCAACCTCTAGGCCACTGATACTCTCAATGCGACCAAAGTCACCAAAGCCCGCAGGTGCTGAACTAACACCACCAGTAGGTGCGCCAATCGCATCAACTCGGCTATAAAGACCTGCAATCGCACCACTTGGTGGAATAGTAATGGTCTTGCTCTTACCAAGAGTTTGAGGAACTTTAATATGTGGGTAGTACATTGCGCCCCAATATGAATCAAGACCTAAGTCATTCTTCACAAAGTCGCCAATAGAACCACTACCACTTGCGCCTGCTGTCTTACCGCTAGGTGCATCTAAGATCGCAAACATATCCATGCGGTTCTTAACATAGTTCAACATCATAATGTGAACCTGTTGAGACTTAGAAGCAGGGAAGATACCAGTGCTTGCCAATGAAGTAGGAACACAAAGTAGGTTCACTGCATCTTTAGCATCAAGAGTATCAAGCGCATTTTGTAGGTCAGTACCAATCGCAAAGTTAGTCAGTTCATCTTGACCATCTGAGCTAAGTGCAATTTCGCTTCCTTGTAAGGTCGCATCAATTTCTTTATTGTTTGAAAGAATAGGGCTTGAAGCCTTAAGATCTTCAACCTTAATGTACTCTGAACCAACTTGTTCATCATTAAGGATAGTCTCAAAGTAAAGGTCGCTCTCAGGGTCTACTGATAAACGATCATAAGCTTCAACTTGCTGTGCATCTACTAGAACCTCAAGGTCATAAGCCATAACCTTTACAGAACCACCAGCAGGCAAGGTATGAGAACCACCAAAGTCTACCGCAGAGGTAAAGTTAAGTGTACGAGTAATTGTACCGCCAGATGTAACATCACTCTCAATAGATGAAACCTTTAGGTACTCAGTGTTTGCTACACCATTAACAGTGCCAGCAACTACAACAATGTCACCCTCACTGATACCGCTTGCACTTACGACCTTAAGTGAAGTATCGCCTTGTGCAAAGGTAGCAGAAGTAGTTGTTTCAACACCAATCTCACTTACCTTAACTGAAATGTCTTTACCGCTTGCGCCAAAGCTGTCAGAGCCACGATAGCCTGCTGAGAACTTAAGGAAACCAGCACTTGCTTCATTGTTAAGTGTAGCGTTAGCAGGTGAAGCAATAGGATTAGAGCCACCAACTTGTGAAGCACTTACCGCACGAACAATGTAGCAACCTGCACCACCATTCTCAAAGAATGATCGAACACTGTAAAAGATAGGTTCGCCATCTACAGCAGTATCACCAAAGATACGCTTGAAAGCATCAAAACTATCAACAAAAATTGCTTTATCACTTGGGCCACGCAAAGTTGCACCAACAAAAGAAGCAATACTAGTAGAAACACCTTGTGGTGCTAGTTCGGGAGTTAAAATCTCCTCGATATAAACGTCTGGCCTAGTGTAAGCCATAATTCACCTCACTTTTTAGGAAGAAACCAATAACTTTGGTCATCAAATGCTATCACACGATTCTTTGTCTTATCCGCTTCTTCTGCATTAATTGCAGACTTTGGTGCATTATATACATATTTTGTGTGAGTTGTACTTGTAGGTTCAATAATTTTAGGAATAGTATGTACTAAATTAGACTCTATTCTAACCTCATTTACACCTTTTTGGTAGGCATCATTCTCGGTGTCCTCAATGTCAGCCTTAATTGAGTAGACCCAAGTTTTCTCATAAACTACTGTATCAATGTTTACAGAGTCCGATACTGAGAAAGATTGTCTAAATACATGGTAAGCTTCACCATCAACCTCAATGGTGTCTCTGGGAAGCAATCTTGACTCTATCCACCTAGTAAGCTCTCTATCTTCAATAACACTCAAAGAGAAAGCCTTTACCTCATAACTGATATCATAATACTCAGCCATTCTGCGCTTGATAAAGGTCGGTGGGCTTGTCGTATAATCGACATCAATCACCCGCTCTATATCAGAGTCATACATATCAGTATCTGGACTCATGCCATTAAACACCACAGAAATACTTGGGTATCTCTCATCAGGTGCTTCCTCAATGTCAGGATAGTCTAAGAATACAGGTACAGGGTTAAGTCGCTCATTTCGGTCTTTTAAAGCCTTACCCGCAAACTTTCTTACAAAGGCATCCTCAAGCTTCCAAAATGCAACAGCCATTACTTTCCATCCTTTGTTAAGTCGTCTGGTTGAGCTTTTAGGAAAGCATCAATCGCATAGGCCATACCGATTTGACTATTCTCAAGCCACTTCTCTACAATCGCACCATGATGCCCATTATCAAAGTATGGCAGACAAGTAGCATCCAAACCTTGAAGAACACCACGCTGATTTCTCGCTTTACCCTTAGCGGTATAAGAATAACCATCCCTAAAGATACGGGGAGTCTTACCCATTTTATTGTGATAATTGACTCTTTTATCCCTACTGCGCTTTGGGATTACCTCGACCTTAAGTAAGTCTTTTTTATTAGTGGTCACATTATAACGATAACCAAACTTAATGATTCGGGTCAATGGGTCGGGTATGTGTCTATGAACCTTGTGATTCCCATTAGCGGTACGCTCAAACCTTGATGTACCAATTAGACCATCTAAGCCATTCTCTAGTTGGTGAATCAACTTAGGAATACGATTCTGTAAACGCTCTTTAAACATGGGCCTAAGCTTATTCAATAACTGACTATTAGTTAAGCTCATTTTATGCTTAATCCTACTGAACTCTTTGTAGCTTACATTTACTTTAGCCCCGAAGTAAGTGCCAGTGATTCTCATGGAAAATGGAGTATTCGCTCTAGGCATAATCTATCTCCTTTTCTCCAAGTTTCTCTCTTAGTATAAAATACACTAAAAGTGGCTCTGTTCCAATTCGACCTGTTAGCGCACTTTGGGTAATTCGCCATACTCTATTATCAAGTATAATCAAATCACTAGTGGTCAGCATATCCTTTACAGGTGTTGACTTACCAAAGTACTCCTTGAGGAAAGATATAGGAATAGTCACCTTTGCTTCCCTCTGTGAGGACTCACCAATACGACTAATCATTTCTTCCTCTGGCTCTCTTGCCACCGAAGCCTTGATCTCAAATGGTGCTTCGTACATCTTTTTACGCTGACGATAAATACCGCCCGTTGCGCTAGGCATATACTTAACAATCTGAATGATCTCACCATAACTATGGTGCTGACGCTCTAAAGCCTTTTGCGCCACCTTGATTGCATCTATGCTCATTGGATTACAGCACTCGCTGTCTCGCTATATGAGACAAGATCATTTGAGTTGTAAATTGCCAAGCGGTAATACCATGTTCCTTGACCAAAAAAGTCATTAAAGAAATTATCATGGTTATCGCTTAAAGCATATACACCAAAAGTTGTTGGAAACTGCGGAGAGGTGCTTCTTTGAAGCTCATAGTAGTTGAAGTATTGGTCATAAACCACTCCCCAACTAATACTGACCACTCCACCGCTCACCGATAAGGCAAAGCCCTCTGGTACTTCAATCGGCTTATCATAAACATAAGCCATTCTTCTACCAGTTCTAAGAGACATTCTCGACATGATAAACTGCTGAATCTCAGCACCCTCATCACCCCTGTCTCTCAATCTCGCTAGAGCTTCTAAATACTCATTCTCTAGCTTCTCCGCTAGACGTAACCAAAACTTTGGCCCATCTAGTGGCATCTGCTGTCTCTGTACTGTCAGTTGCGGTACAGTGACAATCTGATCAGGTACATTAGGGAAATCCTCTACATCACCTGTAGCACCCTCTGCACCACGAACATAACACATATTCACAGTACCTCTTAATTCTGCCAAGTATTCATACTTAACAGGTAAGGTCTGTATGCTATATCCGCTATCTAAGTCTAGGTTCATACGACCTAAACCACTCTCAATACTATCAATGTAGTAAGAGTCTAAATATAAGGGGCGACCATCCTCTCTTGAGGTATGACTAACATTATCGTGTACTCTGGCTCTTATTCGCCTAATGAGTGAGTTTATATCAGCCATAATTAGCCCCCATATATTAAATAGCTCGGCCTAAACTAATTAGCCATTCCGCCAAAGGTGCAGGGAAAGTGTAAACCTCTCCTGCTTTAATTTCATATCTCAAGTTATTATACTGACCTCGCACAGAAGCGGTAGCCTTAATCTTGAGGTTTCTTACAGGGGCTGACTTAGCCTCCACTACCTTTGGTGTCTCAATCTTAGTCTCCGCCTTAACCACTACAGGTTCAGCTTTAAGTACGTCTACCTTTGCCATATCTGCATTTGTGGCAACCACTACAGAAGCGATCTCTTTAGCTACTTGTTTTACTTCGTCTGTACTTTTCTTCTTCTTTGACATTATTCGCCCCTTAAATAGTTATTCTGCTTGGAATTAGGCAGAAGTGATGGTCACTGCGTATTCTGGCTTCAAGCAATCAACACCAAAGATTGAGTACCAAGCTAGACCATGAGTACGACCAAAGTCCTCAACACCATTGTCACGAAGCTCAACAGGTAGGCTGTCAGCAACGTAAAGAGCTTGGTCAGCAAATACACAAGCTTTGTAAAGGTCGATACCTTCAGCACCTGTGCCATCAAGAGCGTTGTCATAACCAGGTGCGGTATTAGCACAAGCACCATTAGGCGCATGAGTGGTTACGATAAAGATAACGTCTTCCCAACGACCGATTTCGCCATTGAATAGATTGCGAGTACCAACATATTGGTGAGCATTAAGCCAATCTTGATCTCTACGGAGATAGCTTGCTTGGTGTGGGTGAATGAAACAAACATAGTAGTCACCAAAGAACTTAGGTGCGTCATTAGTTTGTAGAATCTCTACTGCGTTACGAATTGACTCAATGTCAAAAGTATCATTTGCATCAAGATCGCCAATAACATCAGCAGTTGGGTCTACTAAAAGGTTGTTTGAAGCACCAGTGAATAGAGCGTCACGAAGTGCAAGGTCACGAGTAACTGCGTAGTCACGACCAAGTAGAGTTGCTGACTCAGCCATAACGTCATCCCATGAAAGACGAAGTAGCTTCTCAGAAACCTTGATAGCGTTACCCCATTCTTTAACAGTGATTGATTTTTGAGAAGCTGACATAGCTTTAGCTGATAGATCAACATTCTCAGTAAGTTCACCACCACGAGCAATGTCGTCATAGATAGTAAACTTAACAACTTCACCTGGAGAAGCGAGTAATTCTTGCTTGCGAACAGCGAACTCCTCAAAGCGCATGATGCCTTGAGCGTTGTGTAAAATATCAAGACTAAAGACTTCTAACATTGCTTCTGGAAGTGCGGTTAAACCATTTGCACCTGAAATACCATTAATAGCCATAATTGACTCCTAACTAATTAAATAAATATAAAATAAATGTTTATCTGCGAACTGCATCCATAGCTTCCGCCATGAGTTTTTGACGATACGCACTGTATTCGTCACGACTCATCTTAGAGATACGATAGCGATCAGCACTTGCAACTTGAGTTTGATTCATTTCGGGTGACATAGGCTTAGGAACATCCTGTGCCCGCTCACTACGAAGACGATCTTCAAGTTCTTGTCGTACTGACTTCTCTCGATCTTTGAGCATTGAAATAGAAGCATCAATTTCCTCTGGGGTATTGCCACTTACCATTTCGGGGAAAAGTAATCCGCTTTTCTCAATTTGCTTTTGCTTATAAGACTTAACCTCGCTCTCACGAACTCTTGCTTCTGCCTGCTGAGACACTGTCTCTAACTGCTTCTTCAATAGGTCATTCTGTTCAGCAAGCAATTCAATCTGCTTATTTACTTTTTCAATGTCGCTCATATTTGAGTCCTGTACTGTAGAAAGTTGTTCTTTCGCTAGTTTTAAATCCTCTAGCACCTTGTCTCGCTCGGCTTGAATTGATTCGGCTTGGGCCTTAGTCTTCTCAAGAGACTTATAAAGCTTGTCCTTTTCTTCTCGCCTTACCTTATTGAGCATTTCATCAAGTTGCGCCTTAGTGAAAACTTCCTCATTTGTTTTCGGTGCATCTTTGCTCTCGGTAGTTTGGGTGGTCTGTGTACTCACTTGACTTTCTTCTGTGTTCGCTGGCTTAGTATCTGTCATGTCACTCATTTGTCTATATGCCCTTATTGTTTATAGCTAGGTGCGATTGGAATTAATTAACGTAAGATGTCAACTTTTGGTGCTCTACGAGCGTGTTGACCAGGAGCGTTTTCCATCATAACTTGACGACCATCTTGAACTTTGGCCTTGTTAGGTTGGTTGCGCATATCGAAGTATTGACTCATACCACGATCACGAGTGGTAGCGTCTTGTCCTGGTTGGTTCATAGGCTTTGCGTTGTGTGTTTTTGACATTGCCATGATTAATCTCCAATCAATGGTTAAGAAAAAAAATAAAGTTATCCGATAAGATTATCTAT